GTTGCATCAATGCCTTTGCTGCTCTCTCGTAAGCAGCTTCCATTACCTTCCCCCCAAGGAAATCCTTGGAGGTAAACTGTTTCGGGCCGGGAACAGGTACACCGCCGCCTGATCCTTCAACACGGCTACTCCCCTGCTCGATCTTGGACTGGATCAGTTTGTTGCTCTTGTGTTTTGCATATCGCTCAAGGAGCCCAGTCACCTTCTGAGCCGCCGCTTCGAGCGAATCTTCTCCTGTGTATCCTTTCAAAAAAGTGATAAAGGCTTTGGTGACCCGTGTATCCTGTTCGGCCAGTTTCTTGTCTTCCGTTGCAGTTGGAATCGTTTTCAGCACCTCGTCCTTTGCGTAGAGTTGCTCAATCGATTCCATGATCTGCTTGATCTCGCTCTCGCGCTGTTTAGCAGCCTCCCTCTGCTCAGCAGTCTTTTGGGCCTTTTCGATTTCCTTTTGCTTCTTCTGAAGCTCCTTCAGTTGAGCGACAATCTCGGCGTCCGGCTGCTGGCCGGGGGGCTGAGTCGGCTTTGTCTCGGGCCGCTCGGGGGGTGCGCCCTCCTCTTCCTGAGATTGCTGCCCGCCCCTGGCGGCCTCCTCGTAGGCATCCGCCGCGAAGTTCAGGAGTATGTTGACATCATCTTCACTCAACCCAAGCACGCGCTCTCCCCGCTTGAACTCGTAGAATGGCTTCTGAGGGGTTGCGGGTGGGGGCTCGGGATGCGTAGGCGGCTGTGCTGGAGCTGGCTCCGGCGGTTGCGCTGGAGCTGGCTCCGGCTGTGGCTGAACGGCTGGCTCCGCTGGCGCGGCCTCTATTCTGGCCCTGGCGGAATCCCCCGCCGAAGACAATGCCTGTTGAAAGTTCTGTTGGAAATTACTCTGGTCCTCTCCGGCCATATCTTCACTTCTCCTTCAAGTATCTCTTACTGCTTTCCTTTGCAGCGCCCCGCTCTCTTCGCCGCTTCACGTCTAAACAAATTGCAATCGCCTGTGCCCTAGGCTTCCCTTTCTTCATGAAATGTGTAATGCACTCGCCCATATCAGTCGGAATTGGCATTATGTTCCCTCCGGTGGAAGTGGCGGTCCTCCCTCCTGCTCGGGCTCACCGAATATCCCAGGGATTCCGAGTGGCGGTTGCGGTTGTGGTTCTTGCGCCTGCTCTGGTGCCTGCTGCGGAGGGGGTGCCAACATTGCTTGCATCTTCAGTGCGTGCTTTGCCACATGGCGCTCGAATATTTGAACAAGGATCGGATCTTGAGCAGCGAGCATGGCGAAGTCTGGATTCTTCTGGAATCTCCGAAGCTCCTCGATGTGGATCATCGGGTTATCCCAGGGGTTCGGCTCGACCTCCATGCCCTGGAGCATCTGTACGTTCTCACGCATCGCCTGCTGCCGGTCGAGCTGCTCGTCATTTATGATAGGCTCGTCGTAGCCGAGTTCTAGAGCCTTGAAGATTCTCTTCCGGTCATTAATAGGATGCAGAATGCCAGTCCTAACCAAATCGATTACAAATTGCGCCCTTGCCAGCTTCGAGTATGGGAGCTGGGAACCCATCTGGCATTCCACATCGAAATAGTTGATTCCGGGCCTACCCTGATTTTGTCCCATGAGGGACTTACCCGAGAACACCATGCTTTCTATCTGCCGATCCTTCCCAATGACCTTGACGATTCGATCCTCTTCTACATAGTGGGAAAGGAGCTGGAGAATCCATGCGCCGCAGCGAGCAAGCCCATGCTCGGCCAGCATGAATGCCGGAGCGAGCATCTGATCGTCCTGCTCCTGAAGCTGGGCGATAGCGACTCCGCTTCGCACGCCGGAAGGAGCTCGCGCCTGGGTGACCTCATGAATGGAGGAAATATCCTCCATGTCCTTGAGCGCCCATTCGAGCAGGCGGGGCACATAATCCGGGACGGGGGGAGGCGTCCACGCTTCGGGTTTGAGCGGATAGTTGTATTCGATCCGCTCCCCGGGCTCGGACGTGAGGCTTGTTTGCTTGATTCCAGCTCCGCGAGGCGTCAGCCACTTGGGCTTCGACATCACATTGCGATTTTCGATGAGCTGGGAGCGCCCTCGGTTGTATTCCGCCTGAAGCGGGATACATGTCTCCAGCGAGCAGGTTCCCCAGAATTGCCCAGGGACGGGGATCTCCTTGAAGTGAATGTAGGAAGTCTGATTGAAGGGCGGCAGCTTCGTCTTGGAGAGCACCTTGCCCCCGGCGACAACGGCAACCAGCCCCCTCGGAAGTCTCCTTGTGGGAGCAACCTCAAGGGTGTGGGTCAGGATAGATGCTTGATCCTCATCCGCGTTTCTGGTGCCCGCGAAGCCGAATGGCCCGGCAATGCGCTGAATCTTCCGCTCGTAGTACATGCTGAGGTTGTCTTCATCCCCGGCATCCGCAGTCAGCCCCTCAGCCTTGTCCCCGTAGCGGTCCTGCAAGTATTCGATGGAGCGCGTCTTCGTGTGAATGACATGCGTTGCGTCCTCGATCCGCAGGCAATTGGGATCGGGGTCGATCTCGAACGGAGAGCAGACATCAACAGCGATGTCCCCCAGGAACACTCCCCTCCTGGCGATGTCCTGAAGCTTCTTCGGCAGAGCCTCTATTTCCTCGTCCTCCATGCCAAGCTCTGGCCCCTTGGAGGCATCCCAGTACGGATGGAGGAACACATTGCCCGTGGTAGTCATCCAGGTGAAGAGATCGACCACGGACTTATCCATCACCAGGTAGCGCCAGTAGTATTGGAGCACCTTGGTTCCGACGATGGCGGTCATTTGATCTTCCACCTCACCAGTCGCCGGAATGGTTACCCAGGTGGGCCGTTGGCGCAGAGCTTTAGAAACCACCTTCCGGGAAATCAGCATCAATCGATTGCAGACGAGCCTTACCCGAAAGGTGGGTGCAGGGGACAGCTCCAGCACGCCTTTGGCATCGTTGTATGTGTGATACTGGTAGCCCAGGTAATAGGCGATGTTTGTGAACCATTGCTTTTCCCTGAAGGCTCTGTGCTGATCCCGCTTTTCCCAACGGTTAAGCACGAAGGCGGCTATGTCTTCATCCTTATCGAAATCGAGTTGTGAGATGCTGACCGCCTTCGGCAAAACTCGTTGCTGCTTGCGAAAAAGACTTAATACGGCCATTGGCTATCCCTGAAAGGCTTTCTCGACCAGCCCTTGCTTCAAAGCTGCCACCTGGGCCGGAGTGAGCCCGTGCCGTGTGGCCTCTATCTCTGCCTCCCGCTCATCCGTCAGTGGCTCGCAGGTGTCGGTTTCTGGAGCCCGCTTCTGTGCATCGATCAAAAACTGATACCCATGCAAATCCTTTGCAGTGAGGCGATTCTGCAAATCTTTGAGCATGGAGAGGTACTTCTGCTCCCGTGCCTCATAGCTCTTGCGATCCAGCATCCGCTCGTATGCCAGAAGCGCGATTACAAGCAGCATCGTTACTGCAAAGACGACCAGCTCTATGTTCATTCAGTATTCACTCCCGATTCCCGATGGGTGGGGGGTGCAGGTTCCCTCTCCCTTCTGCTTGCGAAGTAATTCCTGCCAGTGCTGTGCAACAATGCCCTGCATGACTGGCGACGTGTTGAAGTAGGGAAGCTGATCCTCTTGCTGCGGAAACAGCACGGGATCAGGCGGGGCGCTCCAGAGCAGCCCCATGAGTTCCATGTACCGCCAGGCGTCGAGAAGGTGATCCTTGCGTTTCACGGGCCGGTCAGGAGCTTCCTTCCTGCTATCCCCCCGGTCATCCTTCTCCCAGCGGTAAGCGCGAACCTCCTTGACGAAGTTCGGACAGTTGTTGAATACGCGCATCTTGGGGATCTGCCCAAGCCCAGGCATGAGCGCCCTACGGCACATTTCGATCCCGGCATACATGTCATTCTGCGCTGGGCAGCACGTCATGTTGTACGGAGGCTCGGCCAGGAGGTGCCCTATCCGGCGCCGCCCGCTCTCGTGGAAGCCGAATGCGGATGGGTCAATCCACCGGACCTGGATGCGCTCGGTGTCGTCTGCCTTTGTCCATACCTTGTGCTCCGCGTCCCAGCTCCCACCCTCGGCTGAGAAGATGGCATTTGCGATCTCCTTGTAGTCCGCCCCGTGGTAGTACAGCTCACGGTAGAGGACGTAATGCCCATCCGGGGCGACGGCAGCCCAGAGCACGGCGCA